CAACATCGCAACTTACTCTGCAACAATTGCATCTCAAGAACTCCTTCTACACTACTTACACTACCTACACTACCATATGACAACACACTATCACGCAACCATTTTTTTTTAATTTGCTCTCTTTTAATTTTCTTCTCTTCTTGACTTAAATATTCCATTTTCAATTTATCTTTTCATTTTAATATTCATATGAACACGAAATTCTATTCAATTTTTTTATCATGTCAACATTACAAAAAACAAAAGAAACAAGGGAAACACCATGTACATATTTTTTGTTCGATTATAAGATCATAACAATTGAACGCGTTTGGAATAGATCGCTTTATAACCACTAGAATAATGTGTTGCATTATATGTAGACAACGAAGATTTTATCATCGTTCCATTGTCGGAACTGTAAATGATAGATCGAATATTAAATAATTTCATTTTATTTACACATTCTATACATGGCATAGACGACATGATTTCTTTTCCATTTGTAGATATGCGAACAATATAGATAGTAATTTTTTTCCGAATATTTTTTTTAAGGCATTTTCGTAAAACATCAACTTCGGCATGACATGAACATGATGAACCAATTAGACCATCTTTTGAATATGTACGATAGTTATTGTATCCACGCGCTACCACTTTACCTGATGCTACTGCGACACATCCATGTCTAAATGTAACACACGATTTATGTGCTTCATCTAATGCAATATTCGTATAACGATTATCATTATTGCTGCAATCTGATCCACCCATTTTACACACTTTATTAATTACACTTTATTAATTGATATCATACACTAATAAGATTCAATTTTTTTATCAATAAAAATTGACAGATTATTTTTTAAAGTATATTTATTATCCTTATTTTTATTTACATTTATCAGTATGCCAAGAACCAGAAATCAAATTAAAAAAGAACACCAAGAAATCAAGGTTCAACAAGAAATTCTTGATGGTGCGAATGCTCTTATTTATCTTTCTAATTCTATTTTGCCAAATACATCTAAAAAAAATTGATTAATATTTTATCGCATTAAAATTAATAAATATCATATTATTACTATTACAAATGGAAGCTACATACAATCCTCTACCATCTTTTATCCGTCATATTGCAAACTTCTCTGTTGCTCTTGCTAAACAAAATAACAAATTAACCAAATCTACAAAAAAACTAAGAACTCAACGTAAAAAACAGGCTATGAAACTTAATAAAAATAATTATTCTGTTTTACTAAAAGCAACTAATGATTTTAATAAACATTCTAAAAATATTATTAAACTTCATAAACATGCCAAACTTCATAATCTTACTCTTCCTCCTTTAAAATTACCCAATGGTGATATTATTCCTCTGATACTTTAAACAATCATAAAATCATATTTTAAAATAAAAAATAAAAAAATTGACGTTTTTTTATGGATAATCAAAACACTTAACACATAATATATTAAAAATTATTACATCAAATGGAGACTATACAATTAGCAAATTATCCTACAGAACTACCTCGAGGAAAGTTTATTACGGGTCTAGAAAAAAAACTTATTGTAAAAGTTTATAAAGGGGTTCTATTAAATAATACATCAAAAAAAATAAGTATAATTAAAAAATAAAACCTTTAGTTAATATATAATGAATAAAAATAAGACAAAAAAAATTGGAGGAGATACTACAGATATTATAGAACCTGGAGTAACCATAAAAAGAGAAACTCTGTCAGGTAATATAAACAATGGTAATATAAAAGATGTCATTTTTATAGACGTTCTTTTTAAAGATATAAATATAGACAATATTGATTTTAAAAATAATACATTCCAAAGTGTTATTTTTAGAAAAAATAAAATGACGAGTGTTCGATTTATTAATTGTTTACATACTCCTTCATTTTTTAATAATTCACAATTAGAAAATGTTAGTTTTATTAATAATAATATTAATGAATTAGAATTTAACAATTGTGATTTACATTATTGTAATTTTACACAAGACAAAATGGAAAATGTAACATTTATTGATTGTGATTTAACAGATAGTGATTTTAAAAATACTAATTTAAATAATAGCACATTTATAAATTGTAACTTTACAGGAGTTAGTTTTAATGAAAACTTTGATATTTCTCTTACTCGTATTCTTAAACCTCGTAAATTATCTGATTCTCGTTTGCCTGAAGAATTACAAGAAATTATTATTAGACTTAATAATGTTCTATACCCCAATAGCCCTTATAACTCTTCTGTAGTTACTGATTCTTCATCGTATAAAAGTAGTAGTGAAACTTTAATTAATAATGATAATAATAATGATGATGATGATTATGAAATTGATCCAGCCTTTTTTGCTTATGAACAACCACCTCCATATAACCCTGATTATTTAAGAAAATTACTGCAGAGAAGTCATATTATAATAAAACCATATAAAAAATCAAAAAATAATTTGTTTGAAAAAAACCCTTCTATTTATGATGTTATCACAATGGAAGATACAAAATTATGTGAATATATTAATGATCCTAATAATTTAATTTTTATATATAACAAAGATACTTATTTACTTAATAAACAAAACTTACGAGATCCAATAACAACAAATTCTTTGGATTTTAATAAAATTATATATCAATGTAAAAAAATAGATGAAGCAGCTACACCTAGAGAATCAAACTTAAAAGGAGAACCACAACTTAGTATGGATTTATTTGGTATACATGGAGTTATGATACCTCTCTCTCACGTTGATTCTATAATTAACAACGATCATCAGATATATATTATAGATAAATGTAATTCAAATACACCTGTTCCTATTGCTTCATTAAAAACCATATTAAGTGGTTCTATCATTAGTGCTAATCATTGTCAAGCATTAGTTCCTATTAAATCTTGTTCTGTTTCATATGTTGATAAAAAATGGTTAACTAAAAAATGTTTAACTAGATGTCCTAAGGGAACCCGAAGAAATAAAAAAACTGGAGATTGTGATAAAAAAGAAACCACAAAAGAAACCACAAAAAAAAATAGATGTCCTAATGGAACTCGAAGAAATAAAAAAACTGGCGAATGCGAAGAAAAAAATAAAACTAACTTTTTTTCATTATAATAAAAAATTGACAAAAAAATTATTACAAATAGAATATTAACTAATATGATAACATTTTATTATAATGAAAACACTTCCGTATGAACTTCAATATTTTATCAGGGATAAACTCCCAATAACTGATAAATATCAAATTACTAATTTACGCATTAAAGAACTTATTAAAAATAATAATATTTTCAAATCATTATTTACATATCTAAGCGCTGATACTACATGTAAACTTTTCAATAATATATTTTATTCCAATATATCTAGGATTCTTAGTCTCCTATATAATAAAGTTAACACACATATACATACATCTATCGCCGCACGCAATTCCTCGTATATGACAACATCTCCCTGTCTTATTAAGTTTCTTGATCTTCTTACCGCATTTGATATTATTTATTATGGATTTAAAATACCATCATCTTCAAAAAAATATGAAAATGAATTACGTCCAACATATTATATTACTAGTAATAAATCACGTCAGGCAGTATTTAAATACCATCCACCATCTAATGAGTTCTCTATACCTACTTCTAAAAAAATATCTAGTTTGGAATTTAAATTTCTCATTAAAGCGATTTGGATTTTCCAAGAAAATATGACTAGTAAGAAATATATTCCTATAATACGTTTGACAAATCATATGTTATATCAATTTCATATTATACTTAATTATCTTCATAGAAAATATTATTTCATTTATGTAAATAATATTATCCAAACTAATTCTCTTCTATATGCCAGACAAACTGAATTATATAATAACGTAATCAAAAAAAAAAATGCATACGAAAAAATGTTAAATAAAAAAAATAAAAAAACCTAAAATGGTGAGGAATCCTAATAATATAAGTATATATAAGTATATATAACTATTATCATCACTATATACTGGTTTATTAGTTTGAACCCAATTACCATTTACCATTTTCCATTAAACTTTATAAACTTTTCGCCTTCCATTCTTCCATTTAATTCTCCTTCCAAATTATATAGCCATCCATTTGTTGATTTATACATATATTTATCCTTTAATTTATATAATTTGACTTTTAATATTGTTGTATCTTCTTCTAATTCATTTTCATTTAATTCTGTTTTTTCTATTATATTTTCTGATACACATACAGATTCTACTATATTTTTACGAGGACGACCGCGAGGCATGATGTTGGTTAAATATTATATATTCATTATATTTCGTTTCAATTTTATTATATAATTTTCATTCTAAAAGGTTTTACCCGAGGTTGTCTATGTTGAACATTTTGTTTATCAGCTGATTTATTTTTAAGTGAAATAGATAATTTATGATCTATTCTACCTATATCATTTTTTCCCATTTTTAATTTCATGTATACTATTCTTCTTTGATAATTACAACCATTACATATGCAACCATTATCAAAATAATGTTCATAATGAACATCAGATTTATATTTATTATCACGAGAAATATCTACATATACTTTATATTCTTCTGGTGTAAAACATTTAAAATCTTGACCATCACATTTATTTTGCCAAGATGCTAAATATTGTGAACGTTCTTCATTCGAATAATAATATTTTAAAGTATCACATTCTTCTAATTGATGAACAATATTTTGTGGTATCTTATATTCAGTTTTAAATTTTGAATATAGTTCTTTTATTGGTTTATCACTAGTCTTATAATCAGGAATAATATATATTGATTCATTTAATATATACGATAATATAAACCCCCACTCATTTGAATCTTTTAATCTCAATTTAATAAATGTAATATCATCTTTTATTATTTTTAAGTACTTATTTTTATAGTCAAAAACATCAGGATATTCAATATTATAAGTACTTTTAAAATGATCTTTTATAACAAACTGAGGACATATTAAATTAAAACGCTTTATAAATAAATCTATATCATAAGTATTTAATTTTTCAATACTATTATTAAAATGAAAAGTATCAATATTTTCAAAAAACAAGGATATTCTTTGTTCCATTACTGATCTGTAAATATCAAATACATACACTTTTTTCCCCTGTGTTTTATTATAATGTATTATATCCATTACCGATATATCTGTAATATTGTATAGAGAACGCAACATATTCTCATTATGAATATGTAGAATTGTATATTTATTATTTAATGCAATACGTAACGAAGATACTAAACTAGTTGATCCTACCTTGGGAGAGCAATATACAAATATTAATTGTTTATCACGTAAATGATCAGAATCACCTATTCCTAATTTTTCATTTGCTTCCTTTAACTTATTTTGAACCATATAACATAATACATTATTAATATATTACGTTATAAACGTATTTTTTATTCAGTTTGTGATGTAGATGACTCAGTTGTCTTAGAACGATTACTACGATTAATTTTTGCGTGATGTCTTGTTTCACACATAAGTTGTCCACCTTTAACTCCATGAACATTAATAGCTTGGTATTCATGACCATCCTTTTCAGCCTTCTCTACTTGTAAATTAACATATTCACCTTGAACTAGATATTTATATTGAGATGTTCCTACTACAATATGTGAATGATGAATAAAAATATCTTTTCCTTGATAATCCCCATCTGTGATGGTGATAAATCCATATCCTGATTTATTATTAAACCATTTTACTTGTCCTAGTGTTTCACTTGCTTGGTCGCTCATTATATATAGCTATATAATATAGTCTTTATATTCATTTTATGAACACTATAATAGCTGTATATATTCTATAATTTTCTCATATTCGGGCATTTCAATAAATGATGTATTAGAACATTGTATAAATATATTACGAAATATTTCATTTACATTTTCATTTGATCTACATTCTCTCTTACATACTAATATATCATCTAATTCTAATTCATCATTATCACTATTTATAATATCTACCCAAGAATTAATATTCATAGATAAAAAAAATATAATATAACATATTGATTCAATATCATCGCGTCTACTAGGTTCATATCCATTATGAACATTTATACTAATATAATTTGGCGTTCCAATTATTTGTTTACCATCTACAAACGCAATATGTTCTCCATCTTCTCTCATATATCTTTTGGCAAATCCAAAATCTATTAGTAACAATTTATTATTAACTTTATCTAAAACAAAGTTTCCGGGTTTTATATCTCGATGGATAATTTCCTTATTATGAATAAATTGTAATATATCTAACATTTGAAATGCTATCGAAATGATATTTTCATTTCCAATTGATTCATTTGTATTAATTATATCTGCTAATGAACAATCATATAATGGCATTACTAAATAATGATAATCATTATAAACTCCATACCATTTAAGAGTTGGTATACCTGATAGTTTTTTTAAATATTGATATACCTTAACTTCATGTTTTAATAATTTAACTGGGTTATCCTTTGATTCTATTTTTATTGCAACCTTTTCACTAGTTCTAATATTCTCTCCTTTATACACCTTTCCAAACTCCCCCTCGGTTATACCATCTAATATACGATACTTATTAGCTATTAACATTTTCTAATCCTTAATACATCATATATATATTAATCTTTATCTAGAAACAATATAAACATTAACTATTATATTTATATACCATGGTCAAAATAGACGAGTCATTTACATCTGAAGATAATATTAAATATTCTAATTATTTTGAAAAATACCCATATGAATTAAGTATTTTTCAAAAGTTTGCGTTAAAAGCTATTATAGAAGGTCAACATTCATTAAGTTGTGTTCCAACAGGTTCTGGTAAAACATTACCTGCGTTATTTGCGATTGATTACTTTACTAACCAAAATAAAAAGGTTATATATACATCACCAATTAAAGCATTATCAAACCAAAAATATTACGAGTTTACTCAAAAGTTTCCGGGTATATCAATAGGTCTTTTAACAGGCGATATCAAAATAAATCCTGAAGCAGATGTTTTAATTATGACAGCAGAAATACTTCAAAATACATTATATCGAAAAAAACAAAATAATAATGGGGAAAATAAAGCATTATTAATGTTTGATATGGATTTTGATAATGAATTAGCATGTGTTATTCAAGACGAAGTTCATATGATAAATGATGCTGATAGAGGACATGTATGGGAAAGCACTATATTATTACTACCTCCTCACATACAAATGGTTATGCTTTCTGCTACACTAGATAGACCAGAAAAGTTTGCTGAATGGATTGAATCTAGGGGAAATACTATCACAGATAATGAAAAAATAAAAGAAGTATATTTAGCAACATCATCATTTCGTCCAGTTCCATTAACACATTATACCTTCATTACTACACCTCAATCATATTTCAAAAGTATTAAAGATAAAGAGTTAGAACAAAAAACGCGTAATATTATTAATAAACCACATGTTCTTTTAACATCTAATGGTGAGTTTAAAGAAGAAACATATTATAAAATAATAAAAACAATAGATTCATTTCAAAAAAATAAAACATTTATTAAAAGGTCCTTTGTATTAAATGAAACTTGTAAATATATGTTTGAAAATAATATGCTTCCTGCTGTTTGTTTTATATTATCACGTAAACAGATTTATATTGCTGCACATGAAATAAATACACAATTATTTGAAGATGATTCCAAAGTACCTTATATTGTAAAAAAGGAATGCGAACAAATAATTCGGGCAAAAATATCTAACTATGAAGAATATTTACAACTGCCTGAATATATTGACATGATAAAATTATTGGAAAAAGGTATAGCTATTCATCATAGCGGAGTAATGCCTATATTACGAGAAATTGTAGAATTACTTTTTGAAAAAGGTTATATTAAACTACTTTTCGCAACTGAGACATTTAGTGTTGGGTTAAATATGCCTATTAAAACGGTGATTTTTACTGATGTTAAAAAGTTTGATGGTTCAGGTATGAGAATGTTACATCCGCATGAATTTATACAAGCATCAGGTAGAGCTGGTCGTAGAGGAATTGACACAATTGGAAATGTTATCCATTTACAGAACCTATATAGAAATGTAGAATTATCAGAATTACGAAATATGATGAAAGGAAAACCACAAACATTAATAAGTAAATTTAAGATATCATATGAATTAATTATAAATCTTGTAGATATTGGCGAAACAGATTATACAGAATTTTGTAAACGTTCTATGATTCAATCTGATATTAATTCTGAGTTAACAAATATAAATAAGTCTAAAAACATAATTATTAATGAATTGAATACATTAAAAGATCAAATAAATAATACGCGCACACCTATGGAAATTATTAATAAATATATATCAAATAATAAAATTAAAAATGAAGCTAATAATAAAAAACGAAAAATTATTGAACGTGAACAAAAAGAAATAGAAGATTATAATAAATTTTTGAAACAAGACACAATATTTATGCAAAAATATATTGATAAAGAAGAACAATTAAATAATATTGAAAAAGATTATTTTAACACATCTTCATATATCGAAGAAAAGATCCAACGTATTTTTAATCTATTAATTAATGAAAATTTTATAGAACATGAAAATAATTTATATACTTTAACAACTAAAGGAACTTTTGCTTCTTATATTAGAGAAGTCCATTGCTTAACTTTTTCCAATATATATAAAAAAGGATTATTAACTAATTTATCATCAGAACAATTAATTTCTATTTTTAGTTGCTTTACAAATATTTCAGTATCTGATGATTTAATATCATGCTATCCATCATGTAATAGCACTATAGTGAATGAAACAATATTAAAAATAAAAGAAATGAATTTAAAATATTATGATTTTGAAGTAAATAATCAATTAAATACTGGGGTTGATTACATAATTCATTATGATTTGTTAGAGTATATTCCACGTTGGTGCGAGTCTACAAACATATCTGAATGTAAACAAATGATACAAGATTTGGAATATAATAAAGGTATATTTCTTGGTGAGTTCGTAAAAGCTATATTAAAAATTAATAATATTTCAAGTGAATTAGAAAAGATTGCCGAATATATGAATGATATTACTTTTCTTCACACATTACGTGAAATACCTGAAAAGACCTTGAAATATGTTATAACAAATCAATCATTATATATTTAATGTTCTGGTTCATCTTCAAAATAAATTGGTAATATATGATTCATTTCTGTAGTATTAATCGCACTATTACCAAAGTAATATGAAATAAACTTTTTAGTTTTATCATTATTTAATGACTTTATTATTGTATGATATTTATTTAATAATGAAGTATTATCTATATCTCCATTATAATTGATGTATATCAGGTGATTTTCAATTAAATATTCATATTCACCGGTGAGTATACAATATTCAAACTTATATTCGCCTATCCCATAACCACGATTAATTACTAATGTTGGATTAGTAATTCCATCCTTATTAATATAATTTTTTTTATCCTTATTTTTATATGTTTTTAATACTACATTATTATTAACTATATCTGAACTATATATTAGTCTTGTTTTTGATTTATCATTAACTAATATATCTTTACATTCATTCCATACAATCGAACCTACTTTTACTTTGAATCCTAACTCAAATAATGATTTTGAATCTTTATATAATTTATTTATTTCATCTATATGATTTGGTAACCCAAATATAGTATAATTATGAACATTTATAGTATAATTACTATTTATATCATACTCATCACATGTATTTTGTATTATTAAAATAATAGTATCTTGTTGTGTATCCAAATATTTATCATTACATTCAATTATATCTATTATTTTATAATTTTCATAAATATAAGCTCTTGTTTTTTCATAATATAAACAATTTAAAAAGTTCTTAGGTAATACAAAGCTTAATATACCATCTTTATTAAGTAATGTTAATGATTTTATAATAAACAACGTAAAAATGTTAGGACGACCATCAAAATATGGATAATATTTTTCATCAACACTACTCTTTTTCATTACAAAAAATGGTGGATTACCTATAATTAAATCATATTTAGTTGTAGAATTATATGTCAAATAATCTATATTCTCAATATTAATATTATTATTGGATAGTTGTTTTATAGAGTTATAAATTGTATTATTTAATTCTAATCCAGTTATTTTTAATTGAGGAAATTTACTACTTAAAGCATTTATATATTCCCCTGACCCACAAGCAGGTTCTAAGACATTTACAATTTTATCAATATAAGGAGATAATTTATCAATATTATAATGTATACATGATGGAGGTGTAAAAAATATTCCTTCACATTTTTTAATATTTTTTGATATTTTTTGCGTTAATTCTTTTGACAATACAGAATATTCCATATGTTTACTATTACTTACTATATATATTTAACTCATTTACATAGTTGTTTTTTTACGTAAAATGTGGCATCGAAACCTATGAATAAATTTATAATAAGGTACGTTGATTGTGAGTTTCATGATTTTGATGACCGAGAATGCGTAACTTGAAAAATTATCTACCCTTTTAGATCTGTAATAATTAATATTAGGTCCTCCTATTGATCTCCTATCTTTGTATTTATCTAGATATATTGTATAAATCCTATAAAATCCTTTTATTTCATCTACTATACGACTATTATTAAAATACTTTTCAAGATTGTCAATCAAATTATTATATTTTATTTTATATCTATCATCATAACACCATATATAATTAATTAATTCAATTGGAAGTTTATTCATAATTATTATTATCTAAAATATATTTTATATAATAATAAAATAATAAAATATTTTTTTTTCAATTTTTTATAAATATGAGCATATATAATAATAATTTTAATTATATTTTTATTTTTTTGATTTTCAGTCACGTGCATAAAAATTTGTTTTCCCAAAGTCCTAGGGTATTTCAAAAATGGACATTTTTAAAAATGTCCAATTTCAAATTCTGTTCAACTCTTGGGAATTTGAATTTATGTAAATTTGAGTTTAGAGCATAATGCAGTAAATTGGGATTTTAGAAAAATATTTTGTTTGCATAAAAAAAAAATGTTTTTTTAAAAATATTATTTAGAAATAAAATATCATTGAACAGTATTGAACAGTTTTTGAACAGTTTTGAACAAAAAAATGCCAAAAATTATCACATGTGAACTATGTGACTTCAAATGCTCTAAACTAAGTAATTATAAGGCTCATTTATTGACAGCTAAACATCAAAATCGGACATTTTTGAACAGTTTTGAACAAAAAATGCCGATTTCGGCAGGAAAAATGCCTGACGATAATATCGTCTTAGATAAAATATTAATTGATGAAAATAGCGATTTTGCGTCACAACCCATTTCAAAAAAAATGCCAAAAAAAGCAAAAAAAATGCCTGACGATAATATCGTCTTAAATGAAAAAGTTGTAGATGATAAAATACAAAAAAATGCCAAAAAAATGCCTGACGATAATATCGTCTTAAATGAAAAAACAAGTGATGTAAAAATGGATTTTACGTCACAAAATATATTATTTTTGTCAAAAAATAATGTCAAAAAAATGCCTGACGATAATATCGTCTTAAATGAAAATGTGGAAGATGAAAAAAATGATTTTACGTCACACAAAAATTCAAAAAAAAATGTCAAAAAAGACCAATCTTTAGACAAGTTATTTAGGTGTGAATGCGGAAAAGACTATGCAACCAGAAATGGATTATGGTACCATAAAAAGAAGTGCATATATGGTAACAATTATATTTCAGAAGAAAATACCAGTACATATGACGAAAATATTTTAAAAGAATTAGTAAAACAAAACGATGTTTTTAAAGAAATGATGATTGACCAAAATTCAAAAATTGTAGATATAATGGCAAATCAAAACTCTATGATTACTACTAATAATAATGTAACTAATAATACTCAGAATAATAATTTTAATATGAACTTCTTTTTAAATGAACAATGTAAAAATGCTATGAATATTAGTGATTTTTTAAAAACTATCCAAGTAGAAGTAGAAGATGTTGCGAATGTAGGAAAACTAGGATATGTTGAAGGTATTAGTCGTATTTTTATAAGAGCGTTAAATAATTTAGATATTTATGAACGCCCTATTCATTGTACTGATCTTAAAAGGGAGGTTATGTATGTAAAAGATAATGGAATATGGGAAAAGGAAGGTGAAGATAAGAGTAGTATGAAAAAAGCATTAGAAATAATTTCTCATAGAAATGTTATGAAAATTAAGGCATGGACAGATGCAAATCCCAGTTGGAAGACACATTATAGCAAAGAAGAAGATGAATATTTGAAAATATCATATGAAAGTATGGGAGGATCAAACGCAGAGGAAGATAATAAATATTTTAATAAAATTATACGTAAACTTGCTAGCAATTTAACTATTGATAAAGATACCAAAATCAATAAGAGGTAATTAGAGTAATTGAAGACGAATTTTTTTCTTCAAATTTTCTTCATCATTAAAAATATATAATTGAAATAGACGAATTTGATAGTTTTCCATTTCTTCTCTAATAGTAATTTTTGATGTCATATTTAATTCTGGTAAATATATAATATAATGAAATAAACCATCATCTCTTGTCATTTTATCAAAAATATACCCATTATATTGTTTATTTAATACTTCAGGGGAAGTTACACACGTATGTAATAAAGAACAATCATTTTGAACTTTTCTGATATATCTCATAGTTGTATTAATATAGTCTAATTTATTAACCCATTTATTATAAAAATGTAATGAACTATCTGATAAATTAATAAGGTTAAGATTCTGTTGTAATTGTATAATATTTAATAAATCAACAATTCTACGGATTGGTGATGTTATATGCACATATGCTTCCATTTCTAACAAATCATGAGAAAAAATATCATTAGTTGTTAATTTACTAGCATTTAGATATTTTCCTGTTGTACTATTCCAATATTTCATAAAGTTACCAACATTTTCTGGTAAATGTTCTGGTATAACCAACTCGTGATTGAGAATAGTGCTTCTCAATATGCCATTATTATTATTTATCATTATTTTTGCAGTATGATAGTTCATGAGAACCATTAAATAACTAACAACATCGTGACTATCTCTTATTTTTTTTACGTACTTATATACCCTAGATAATTGTCTTATAACATTAACTAATGTAGTATAGTTTTCATTTTGAATTAATTCTTTGTTTTCATATCGAAAGTTTTTACTAACTTTAATTTTCACATTTTTATATTCTGTTTTAATTATTTTATTATCTTCAATATAAATATCCATTACAAGTGCTATTCTATTTCTATTTTCAATTAAACTACATAAACAATCAGATAATATAGTTGGAAGCATAGGACGTTTCTTATCAGGTAAATAAATAGTAGATATTCTTTGTGAAAAGGAGTCCCATAATCCTAAGATATCTAACCATAATGTGACATTTGATATATAAATACTAATTAGTGTGGTTGTGCTATCAATTGATTTAATACTAAATGCGTCATCAAAATCAGTGCTTGATTTAGGGTCTATAGAAAAAATAAACCACTCTAGTTGATTAGAACGATCTTCAATATTGACATATTTTCTGCTAATATCATCAATAAAATCATCATGAGGTTTATTTTTAAGAACTTGACACGTATCCCTATTAAAGTTTTGAATAGACGCATGTAAACTTTTACAATATAATTGATATTCATAAAAATTATCTAATTTGTCAACAGAACCAATTACTTGGTTTATACCACCATGTGGGTGTTTATCTTTCCAATTAGTAAATTTAAATGTAATGTACTGGTTTATATATACTTTTGTAAACCCAATATTTTTCATTTCATATGGAATAAAAAATATGGGTAGTCTTTTATCATCGGGAATACATTTATATAATAGTTTACCATTAGAAGCTCGTCCAAATGTTTTATTATCTTTTAAAATTAATACACCAGGAATATCCGAATAAGTACGAACATTAGAATGGAGTACTTTATGTATATTTTCATGAAGTGTAATAACATCTTCATGAAATAACTTATTATCAACAGGTTGAATATTAACCTCTGTAATTTTATAATCTATCATGTTATGATATGACCATTTTGTATAATTACGATCATGAACTTGCAATTTATAAGTATCAATATCCATATATGTATTATGTTATTCTCTTTATATTATTTGTTATTATTATCATCAGAAATATTTTTAGAAATATTATTATTATTAACGTCACTATTATCACTATTATCACTATTATCACTATTATCACTATTTTTTTTGTCTAAATTAGACAAATTATTATCATTAGGAGAAGAATGTGATGATGAGGACAAAGACGAGGACGAGTTTGTGTATTTTTTGGCAATTACATTTTTAATATTTTGTAATTGTAAATAGTATAATATAATATGAGGACTAATTGCGATATTATTCATATATGTTCTATATTTAAAGGTATTAATAAATGATTTATCATTAAAACGTATACTATACCACCAATAAGATGGTATATATATAATTTGATTTTTTTGTAATGTAATGTCTAAATATTTACATTTTTTAAAATTTTCAACATATAATGATTGAACATTCCAAGGATTAATAGGTGATCTAAACTCAAATAATTCATAATCTTTATTTAAGTATAAATATTTTGTATTATTTGGTGGAATAAGTCTAATAGTTATACTTCCTTCTGTTACTAAAATATAATTACGATAATTTAATTCATATTTTAGTGGTGTCGTTGAATTATTAGAACCATACATTATATCATAATATTGATTAGAAATCATATATGGACGCAAAAATGAATCATTAGATTGAAATCTTTTAATTAAACTAGATTCTATTAAAAAATCAGTATTATATTCTGTAAAATAAGAAGAAGATTTATCTTCGTCAAATAATTTATTAGATTCGCTTATAGATAAAGGTAAACACATATTATCTTTATTTAACTCGTTAGTATTTCTAATTTTAATAGAACACTCATGAAAATTATTCATTATTTCAGATTTCTTTACATTATAATTTTCAAATTCATCCCATGTAAATATTGATGGTTGTCTTAAATCGCATATGTTTTCTAATTTTTCTTTAGTTATATTATCCAATTCGTATACTTCTAAATCGTTACTTACTTTTGTATGGTAATAAATATGTAAATATAATAAAAGTATAATACAAAATATTAAGATTGCAAAGATTTTTTGCATGATATAGAATAAATTATATAAATTATTTTATATCATAATACGCGAAAATTATTTTTTTCTACCTTTTTTACTTTTTGACCAATTACGACATAATGTATCTGGACGTTCTAAAGTTTTTTCCTCTTTATCATCTGATGTTTCTTTAATTTCAGTTGTTTCATCATTAATAGTGCTACTTTCAATTATACTATCTTTTTCCAAATCTACATTACTTGTATTTTCTAAATTAACATCATCATTATTTATGCTATTACTTTCTTGATCATTAATAATATTATTATTTGATTCGACCTCTATTTCTATTTCAGAATCAGAATCAGAATCATTAATATTATGAACAGTATCAACAATAACATCTAATGATGCATTTTCTGAATCATTTAATTGAATAGATGTAAAACTAGAACTATTGGTTTTTTTAATATCATTATTGTCACTATTAATGTCATTAATATCATTAACATCTAGAGAAATATTATCATTATCACATATGTTCTGACGTAATATTTCCATAGTTTCAGGTGTAATCACGTCAGATTGTTGATTATTATCAAACAATATTAGGTCGGATAATTGTTTATTTGTTGTCATGGTAAATGTTTGTAAAGATATAAGACTATCTTTTAATTTTGAAATTTCTATTTTTAAATCAACTATATCCTCTTTGGATTTAGTATTATCTATATCTAATTGTGTGGTATTTAGTTCATTTGTATCTGTTGTTTTTACAGATGTTGTATTAACCGGTCGTGATTCTAAAGCATTAAGTCTATCCATCATATTTTTAATAATACCATTATTATTTGATTTACTTTCTAATTGCGTAATTCTATTTGCTATGTTATTAATAACAATATCATTTTCTTCTTTACTAATATTTGAAGATTGAGGTGTAGGTTGTGTTTCTAAAGTGTTAAGCCGTTCCATAATGTTTTTAACTAATCCATTATTTTGTTCAGTGTTAATTGTCATATCAGTTGGTAAATTCTGAACAATATTTTCAACACGACCAAGTCGTAAAGTAATTAAAGCTATAGCATCCGATATAGATAATTTAGGATTTTGTTGTGGTTGTTGGGCACTTTGTTGAGATTGTTGTATATGCGTATTTTGAGGAGGATATTGTTGGCGTGGTATATCGCCACCTGATCGCCGTTGGCGAGCTGAAGCATTAGAACGTGCACTACTCATATATAAATATTATGTAATATCTTTCTAAACATTTTACGCATAATAATTGTTAATTATTGTTAATATTTATTTCTTTTTATAAATCATATGGAAAGCCTAGATTCTAAAAATATAGATGATGGATTTTTAAAACATGTATTTAAGTTTGACAACGATTCTAAATGTGATATGATGAATATCATTCAATATTCGCTTATATCATTAGTTCCCGTAGTCTTGTTAAATAAGCTTATGCAGAAATATATACCTGAAGCTGATGAAAATAAAAGTAGTTTAGAATTATCAAGTGAAGTATTTATTCAAATAATTAGTATATTTTTAGGAATATATTTAATCCATAGAATTGTTACATACTTTCCCCCACATAGTGGTGTAAAATACGAGGATTTCTCTGTTACTAATATAATATTAATAGGTTTAGTAATCATAGGAAGTTTACAAACTAAATTAGGAGAAAAAATTAGTATTTTAGTAGAACGAGTAAATGAATTATGGAATGGAAAAGACGAGGATGATAAGAAAAAGAAAAAGAAAAATAATCAAGCTAACGTTCAATCTAATGGTCAAACACCATCCATTACTCCACCACCTCACCCTCAAAGTATGTCTATGGCCGGAACTACATCTATTAGTCAATTACCTACTGAAAATATTCCTCAAAATGTCCCTGATTTAAATAATTCCTTTAGAAGTGGATATGGACAACAAACTATGAATGATGGACAAATGAATCCTTTAGAAGGAAATACTATTATGGCTGCAAATGAAGCTTTAGGAGGAAGCGCATTCGGAGCTAACTTTTAAATCTTCAAGGGTGTAAATAGTCATAATTATAAAAAGTTTATATTTTTATCATTATGTATAAGTTAAATAATATATATCCTATTGATGGAAGATATTACACCTTTGAAGGTGTAAAAGTAGAAGAATATGTTGGAAATTGTAAATTATAGATATTTTCTAAACATAGGAAATGATGTCTTAAGTGGTTTCGTCATTAAGGTTACCACAGCACTATTACCATATTTACTAGGAAGAAGTCCTCTTACATTTTTACGAGATGAAG